GTGTGTCGACATTATCAGGAGTTTTTGGTGTTTCAGGAACTGGCGGTGGGATATCAGGTACAGGTAGTTCCAACTCCTTGGCAAGTGCGCTCTTGAATTGCTGTCTGCGGTTAGGACCAAGACCCCTGTACTTTCTGCCAACTGTGTTTAGTTCATCCTCGGCAATTTTCAACATTCTCTTCACAAAGTCATCGCGAATCTGGTTTTTGTTCTCGCTAGTTATCTCCATATAGTATAATTTAATCAAATATTCTTTTTGCGGATAAGACCTATGGGAAATATCCTATATGCCAAAGAATATAAGCACTCAATGTCAAAAGACATTAAGAGGTCTAAATTGACCGAGAGGCGGCGAAGGTCTCTATGACCCGGGCATCCGCCTCGGTGCTCAGCCATTTCAAAAGGATGTTGCGGGCAGCGTGAATGTCACGGTCGCATACGTTACCGCAGAAACACTCAAATGTCTTCTTGCTCCCAAGCAAATAGTTAATTTGCCCGCAAGCACCACACGTCTTTGAAGTGTATTCCTCGGACGGTTCCGAGTATAACAACCCCTTTTCCTCGCATTTGCCCTTCATACGCATCCTGAAGGTGAAATGGCTGATGCCAAACATCGAGCGGTTTGTCTTGGCTTTCAACATCCCGCTGACGCGCTTGGTTTCAAATAGTGGCAGTAGCACACCTGAATATTTACCGGTTATGTCATTTATGATTTTCCAATGGTAGGCGTCTCGCACGCGTTGATGGTTGCGAAACAACTTCAGACGATGTTCTTTTAACTTACGTTTCAAAATGTTATTATCGCATTTTGAAATCCTACGGTCGACCAACGAGACTCGCGTTCTTATGTCAATGAGTTTGACATTCATATCTTCTCCCAGGGACTCTGATCCACCGTCGGTCCCAAAGCACGCAAAGGGAGTGCGGACACCGGGGTCTATGGCAACGATGGGTTTTGGCATCTGGGTCTTCGTGGTCTTGTATATCGGCACCAGCAACCAATGGTCTCCATATGGGTCCCTCTGTATCCTACACTCCGCATCGGGGATATCTTCGAACGGAATGGTCCCAAAATACCTGATTTGTCCCAGACTTCTTGGCAACACCGTGAGGACACCATCTTTGTGTCTAAGATGCTTCCCAACACCAAGAGAGAACCCATTTTGTTGTTGATGTTTCTTCGTCTTGTAAGTCATCTTGAAATGCGTAATGTTTTTGTTTTTAAGATTGGTAAATGCCGCCTTATAGTTATTTGCCGCTTCAAAAATTGATTGATGCCGTATCACTTTAGGAGTTGCCAAAAGCCATCTGCGTTTTTGAAAAAAAGAGTTGTATTCTCCGTTTCTTGACTTCAGGGACACCAAAGTATTTTGAAGTTCTATCTTGTTTGCGTTATGCGTTTTGTCGTTGACCGCTGATACGGCGGCATTGTAAGAATATCTGGCACCATCCGCAAATTTCCGCAGCATCAGTTTCTGCTCTTTTGTAGGGTTCAGTTTCACCTTTCTTGTGCGAAAGACTTTTGAGATGTCTGCATCATTTTGAAAGAGTGGTGCGAATGTTTTTTCCCAGGGAAGTATCTGTGTCAGTTCCTGGCATTTTTTTGACCACCAAGGTTTTAATCGTGGCATATTGATTAAGGAAATTGATTTCTTTACATATCATAAGTGTCGATATAAGGCAAATGACAATTGATATACACAACGAAAAAATATATCTATATTATTAAATGTCATCTGGTATGGTAAAGTGGAGAGGAGATTCTGCTAAGAAATCAAGTTCTGCTAGGAAGACATCATCTCCCCAAAGGGATATCTATATCAAACAATCTGCTTCGCCCCAGAGGTCATCGTCGCCCCAGAGGTCATCGTCGTCCCAGAGGTCATCGTCCCCCCAGAGGTCATCGTCGCCCCAGAGGTCATCGTCTCGTCGCCAAACCGAATATACAAATGGAGGCAGATTCTCGCCAAGAACTTCGCAGGATATTGGCCGCAGAGAAGCCAAGGTAGAACGCAGGAGATTACAAGCAGAGGCAAAAGCTCATAAACTTGCTATGCAGACTCAGCAACAAGAATTGAGGCATAAAAAACGTATGGAAAAACTAGAATATTCTCGTGGATTCAAAGAAACACATGGGGCATCTCAAAGTGTGTACGTTGCCGGTGGGGTTGGTATTGCCGCTCTTCTTGGTTATATGTTTTTCTCGTAAATACTACGTTTTATCGCTTTGTCAATATATCAAAACATTGACAAAATGAATTATTTGCTGTTCTGTTCTTAGATTATTGCATGGTGTGTTTGCTCCAGTCAAATAGCATGTCGGGGTTACGCAACACCACGCCTCGTACCTCGGCACTTGTAGTCAGGTCGCTCCTGATATATACAACATTATCACAAGCCATTGCAACGGGACTATACCCCTTTGCACTCCAAAATACATTAGTTGCATTGAACCCGCCCACCTCACTCGCACTGGGATGTATAGAGGGGTTAATAGTAGAAACTACGACATATGGGCGGAATTTGGTATCCACTGTAGAAGAGTCAATGCTCAACAGAGCAAATTCATTTGGAAACCCAGAGGCTGACAGGATATCATCCAGCGGTTCGCCATTTGTAATCTTAACTGTGAGGTTCCTGAATTCCTTTTCAAGTTCCTCAAGGTCATCTCCAACGCGGGCAACATTCAGAACACACATATCATGATCACGCATGAGACGCATAGAGTTGATAATCTCCAGACCGCCAACTGGACTGCTCACGTCTGCGATGCGCTGGTTCCTGCGCAGACATCCTAGACGGCCAAGGATTTCTTCCACAATTCCATCAACAGGCGAGATCTCGCAAGAATCTCTGAATTTGTCAAAAGGTCCACGTGAAAAATTTGCTAGCATATTCTCTCCCACATTTCCTTGAGTGCTCATTTACAGTCGTAGATATTTTGCTGATAGAAATTTTACACAATCCTGTTATTGTTTTGCAGATATGGGAAAATGTCCATTAGAAAGTCTTGTATTTCCTTTTCAGTGATAGGAGGAGTGGTTGCATAGTCTTGTGGAATAACCTGAGGAGCAGGCTGGGGGGCAGGTGCATACCAGGGACTGCCCGGAGAAATGCTTCTTGGGATGTTTTGAGGTGTAGGCTCAGTTTTCACAATGCCATGAGTCCAACATACCTTGAACACGTTCGTGTCAATTTCGGTAATGGCAAATCCCTTCAGAGGGGTGTAGTTTGTAAAAAAAATGCGTTGAACAACTGGTACATATGTTGGGGTAATCTTTGTATACAACAGATCGCTCAGAGAGTACTTGGACATGAAATCAACATGGAAAGTCTTCATATCATAAGTAGCGGTGGTAGCGCCTGCAGATGCGCAAGACTTGATGAGCTGCTTCACCTTGCGCTCCAAGTTCTTGGCAAGAACTTCTGCGTCCTTCTCGAGCTGAACATTGCTGTCCAGAGCAACCTTGGTGGTCTTCACAATGTCGTCAAAGAATGAGGTCATTGGTATACTTTGTATTATTTTTTTATTAAGTTAAATTGACGCATGTGTCGATATACTATCACTTTCTTGGCCAGTCGCATGAGTTTGTAGTAGAATTCCAAACCAAGCCAGATGGACAAATCATCTGTATACCACCGTTGTAGAAGAATGGCTCTCCATCAACACCCCACACACCGTCCTTTGGTACGGGGGTTGGCTTAGGCTTTGGGGTTGGCTTAGGCTTTGGGGTTGGCTTAGGCTTTGGGGTTGGCTTAGGCTTTGGGGTTGGCTTAGGCGTGGGAGTTGGCTCAGGCTTTGGGGTTGGCTTAGGCGTGGGAGTTGGCTTAGGTGTGGGAGTTGGCTTAGGTGTGGGAGTTGGCTTAGGTGTGGGAGTTGGCTTAGGCGTGGGAGTTGGCTTGGGTTCCGGAAGTTTGCCACCAATGTGTGTCAGATTTTCATGAATAACACGCATCAACGACCTCTTGTTTGAAAATGGTAGATCTGCGGAATCTTCCCAAATAAGTATCCCACCAAGACCCTTTGAAAATACATAATCGCATTTTAGCTTCACTGACTGTGGGTCATCATACGAGTTGAGTACCCGTTTCTTGGGATCGTATGAATACGCTGCCTTTGCCACAGGATCCCACATTTCTTTGGCACCTGGTAGAGGAAGGAACTTATAGTCCACGCTGCCATTGTCCCAAGTCTTGTCTGTCGAACCGATGGTGTATGGTTTGCCAAGCCCGTCAGTGTTCCCAAAACCTCTAGAATAAAAGGCAACGCCAATAAAGATCTTACTAGATTCCACGCCAAGACCTAGCATTGTGTCAACCGCACTCTCAACCGAGTATGGCACAAAAGGAGATTTTGAGATATTTGTATGATGTCCCGCGGTGGGACCGGGCCCCCAACTGCCATCAAGGAAATCATATGTCATCACGTGAACTTCGTCAAGTACATCAGAGACAGATTTCACAGGGAAACGTAGCTTTTCAGGAGCTGCAATTGTACACAGAGAAACCTTGAACCCTGGCATCTTTTGTCTGATGAGTTTCACCAGTTTGACAAAGTTTGAAGCATCGTCTGGAGATGCCTTGTTTCCTCCAAGACCGTAGTTAACTCCATCATCGCTTAGGTATTCCCAGTCAAGAGAGATACCCGTGAAAAGTCCAGGGTACCTGTTCATGAACTCTGCAAGAGTCTTGACAAATGTATTACGAGTTGCATCCGTTTTCACAGCGGTGGAGAAATTGCCACTCCAGGACCATCCACCCACCGAGATATGCATGTTGAACTTATGCCCCTGCTTCTTGAGCTTAAGGAACTGGCCTAGTTGCCCGAGATCTTGTGCAGGAGAATCCCACTTGTTCTGAGGGTCAACACCTTCCCCAGGGCCAACGAATGGGTTTTCTATGTCTGACCAGGTATCACCACTGTATACTCTGCCAGTCTCGTCAACATTAAGGAATGCGTATGCAATGTCTGTGAGCTTGTCAATGGGGAGATTTTTAGGGAAGAATTTCCGGTCATACACAGACCATGATGTGTGGTAATATATAGCTTGTTTGCCAGTGGGCGATTTTATGTAGGGAGCTGGTGTAGACAGTGCCATTGTAACGATGATTTAACAAAACATCTTTTTGGATACAATTAACCGCAAAAAGAATGTTTGAGTAATTAAATGAGTCTATTGGCAACGACAACAAGTACTGTTGACAAAGTTACATCAACTGCCAAGAAGGCAACGGCTGATCTCACTATACGTTTTGCTGACTTGATCGTCACTGCTGCTGGTATTGTGGCTGCTCTCTCCTGGAACACTGCTATCCAGTCTATGTTTGTGGAAGGAGGTATCTTTTACAGATTTGCAAAGGGAGGGCCATGGGTGGCAGCAACAGTGATCACAATATTCGCAGTTTGGCTGGGCTTCTGGAGGACAAAGTTGGTCCCGCAAACACCTGTAGTAAAGAAATGAAACAGCATTTATATCAATTAAATAAACAAAGTGTCGATATACATTGTTTAAGTAAATATATAAGGCAAATGACAACTTTCACAGTCCTTTAACAAAAACCGCCCATATTCCCAGACTTGTCACATCAGCCGGTCCTGCCCTGCTTGGAAAGCGTGTTCAGCTTCTTCGCTAGAACATTGGTGTTCTTGCGGACATGTGCTCGCATCTTTGTCGCCTCTTTCTCCCACTTAGCAGCCCGCTTGGCGAACGCCGCGGCTTGTCTCCGTTTGTCGGATGCAAGTTTTTTGTATTTCTCGGCGTTTGCCTGGACAGCCTCTCGCTGCTTCATAAGTGTTCCTACGTTCCCGCTCCCGCCGTAATAACGTGCATTTGTAATTGCCTTCATAAATGGTTTTGTTTTCTGTTGGAAGTCTGCAGCCGTGGCGTCTGCCCTCTTCGCGTCTTCCAGGAGCATTTTCTGAGTTCCTGCAGCCGACTTTGCCTGTTCCTCGGCCTGTTGCAGATGCTTCTTTTGCCAGACAAGGCGTTCGCGTGTGCGCGCAGTCCCGGTTGTACCGGTCGTCTTTGCCTTTTTCTTTGGTGCGTCTGAACGATAAGCTTGTTTTCCTCTGCTTTGGAACGGGTACATCTTGTTGTTTGATATGTATACAAAATATTTTTTTGGCCCGAGGAAAAAGTCTGAGTTTATTTGGCTTGCGTTTGCTTTGGGTGTTTGGGGGTCTGTGTGTTCTTATGGGCAGATGGTTGGTGGCGAGGAGATGTTAACATTTACTATAAAAACTTGTCTTATATGTTATTTTAATTCTCTGGGTCAAATGACATTCTCTGGGTCAAATGACATTTGTAAAATGGTATTTTACAAATGTATATTTATTGAAAGCAGCAGTGAAAAAATTTCCTTTTGAGTATATTTATAATCCTTTTTTTAGAGTTATTAGTTTTAATTATTACATCATGATTTAACTTATAAATTTCTCCACAAGAAGCATTCATAATATTTTTCCCTATATTTGTTAGACTATCAAAAGAATCATATTTGCTAACCATTATATAATACAATACAATTTAAATGTTGAAAATAAATGGAATATACATCATATTAGACAAAGAAGAGATGGCAAGCATAGGTATCACATTATAAAATTGCGTCCGTTTCCATACAACTACTTGAAGAATACATCCTGTGACAAGAGATGCCCAAGTTCCAAGAATAAAGAAAAACGCAAAAATACGTGAATTCCTAAATTTAATAGACATCTGAGATTTTTTTGATACATTACCAGTAGGGCACCATTTTCCCTGTGTATTAAATACACGATCCTTAATTGCCCATGTATATGCAAGGTTTTGAGATGCCAGCGAAAAGAATGCTGCAAATGGCCACTTCTGTGAAAACCAAATAGGAAGCAGTAGTTGAATAAGAAGAACGCCTGGAATCGCAAAAGCAATATTAAAGTATAGAATTAGATGCGGATATGCCCATATCAGAGTCTGAGAAATCGCAGGACCTGTAAATAAAGAAAATAGAGATGTCAGATAGAAACACATTCCAGAAATATAGCACATACGACGGACAAACCCAAGTTTGGTTTTCCAAAAGACCCTAGTTGTAGCAAGAGTAGTAGACCCACTTGCCCATCGGTATTGTTGAGAAAAGAATGAACGTTGATCATTTGGACATACGCCAGTTGATAGTACCAGGGGTGCATATTCCACATGATATCCCGCAGAGGTTGCTAGGAAACCAGTTCGCACATCCTCAGAATGTTCTACCTCTGCGGTACCTCCAAATGGTACAAGAGACTCTCGACGATAAATCGCACAAGAACCAACACAAATAGAAGCATATGCAGGCTCATATTTCTTGAACCAACTGACACGAGCAGAATTCCTAGCAGGTTGAATAAGTCGGTAAAACAATTCCTGAACCGCACCTGCGCCTCGTTCTACATAGGTCTGATCGGGACGTTGCTCAAAAAACTGAGGAGTTTGAAAAATAGCAATCGTTGGATCTGCTTTCATACGACCAAGAGTCTCTTCTAGGAAATCCTCACGAGGACAAAAATCAGCATCAAGAATAACAAAAAACTCACCATCTGTCTTATTAAATGCAGAGCGCAGATTTCCAGCCTTCTTCATGTGAGGTCGGTTATCCCGAACTAAATAGTAGAAACCAAAACTCTCGGCAAGTTTCTTGACATTGCTAGAATTGCTATCATCAAGAATGTATACCTTGAGAATACCATTGTGGCGGATTTTAGATACATAAGACCAAGTGTTCTTAAGAACACATAAATGTTCTCCACAGACAGGTAAAAGGATATCGACAGAAGGTGAAAAGGGATTTTCTGTATCATCACGAACACTTTTGATGATGCGAATATGATTATTGTAATCAAAACCACGGCCAAGAAACATAACAATAGTATACGTCAGAATGGAAGCAAAAATCCCTACAAAAGCAAGTGTAAAATACCACCACGAACCGGTACCATACATGAACAGAATAACGCCAGTAATAAAAGCACCAGTAGACAAGAATACGAAAATAGAAACGAGAAGTTTATTAGTATTTATGTATGAGTTTTTCAAGTCATCTGATGGAGGACGGGGAAGTACAACACCACTTGGGATGACAGAAACCAAATTACTATTCTCAACTGTCTCCAACTCAACTGTCTCCTCCATGTTATTTTGTTTGTTAGTGTTTTTTTCGAGTGACATTTTTATACTCACGCTTCTCAAGATGTATTTTATGTTAAAAAACAGCACAGGGTCAAATGACACTGCTCAGGGGTAAATGACACTATTATCATTTGATCCTGGTGTCAATTTTTAACATAAAACACCAAATTGTTTATTATTTAGTAAATAATAATCATGATCTCAAAAATTCACGCATTTGGCGTTATAACCCTCTTTGGTATTATAGCAGGTGGTGTCGCAACTGGCGTTGTTATTGCAACAAATAATAACAACAACCATTCTGATGATAGGTATTTTAATCCTAAGGGTCCAACTGGAGCAAATGGGACCGTTGGAGTAAATGGAACTCTTATATGGTCTGATGAATTTGATGATGCAAACCTTAATCGTGATTATTGGTCAGTTATGACTGGAGGGAATGGTTGGGGAAATAATGAAAAACAAGTATATGTAGATTCTCCTGATAACATTGCCATTCATGATTCTACTCTTGCAATTACTGCAATGAAAGGAAATGATGGTATATATACATCAGGTCGTCTAATGACTAGGGGGTCCTGGTTCCCAGGGATGTCTCTTCCAGATGGAACAATTCCAACAAAGATAAGGTTTGAAGCTCTCGTGACACTACCAGAAGCTGGTCAGGGTATTTGGCCTGCTTTTTGGGGTCTTTCTGCAGATAATGTTTATGGAGGTTTTGCAAATAGTGGGGAGATTGATATAATGGAGTTGATAAATGAGCAGACAAAACTCACACAAGGAATTCATTACGGTGGTTCGGGGAAAGATCACAAGATGCAGATGTCAAGAACTTTGCCTGAAAATATTACATTTTCAGAAGGCACATACATTTTTGCTGTAGATTGGTATCCTACAAAAATTGTTTTCTTCCTAGATGACATCATAACTACTACTTTTTATTCAAAGAGTGTTTCTAATTCTGGTTGGTACTCTGACTCTAGCAATGCTAGAGAAAATTCTCCATTTGATGTTGGTTTTAAACTTATTGTGAATATTGCAGTTGGAGGAGGGTGGCCGGGGGACCCTGATGAAACAACCCCAGATATTGCAACAATGTTTATTGAATATGTACGAGTTTATGCAGATTTCTAATTATTTTATTAAAAATCTGATTGTTCTATATGCCTTCCTTCAACTGTATGAGATATTATTATGATTGACTATCAAGAGTACTTTTTTTGTCGATATAGCAAATGACAAAGCATATTGACACTCCGCAAGTTATAAACATGTAAACAAACACTCACTTTAGAATCAACAATCATGGCTGCTCGTCTCATTGCAGTGACTCAGCCACTCATTCCCGGTGTGCGCACTGCCGAGGATCTCATTTCTTATGCGGCACGTGTTAGTAACCCATCTAATCAGCTGCAGACATCTAACCGTCTCATCAAGTACTGCATCGATCACAAGCATTGGTCAATCTTTGAGCAGGCCAGCATGACCATCGAGATCAAAACCACTCGTGCGATTTCTGCTCAGATCCTGCGTCACCGGACTTTCACTTTCCAGGAATTCTCACAGCGTTACGCGGAGGTGGCTGAGAAGCCAGTGCCCCAGGAGGCCCGTCTACAGGACCAGAAAAATCGTCAGAACTCAATTATCACCGATGACGCCGAGCTAAAGGAGTGGTGGGAGGCAGAGCAAAGTGCCATTTATGATGCCAACGTAAAGTTGTACGAAGAAGCCATTGCTCGTGGCATCGCAAAGGAGTCTGCTCGTATGGTTCTGCCAATGTCGTCTCCGACCACGATCTACATGACTGGCACTGTTCGCTCTTGGATCCATTACATTGATCTGCGATCCTCAAATGGTACACAGAAGGAGCACATGGACATTGCCATTGCTTGCAAAAACATCTTTAATTTTCAGTTCCCAGTATCTGCGGATGCTCTTGAATGGAAGTAATCTGTAAACATCACAATTAAAATGTAAACATATACTATAAACAGAATGAATATTGACAAGGGCATGATAAGATCAGCTATTCTTGCTGCAATTATATGGTTCATGAGACGCGATCTCCCTCTCGCGCTCATTATTGCGATTGTGAGTTATTTTGCCCCTAAAATTGGCCTGTAATTACTTTGAATCTGACTTTTTAAATGATGTGTTTACATGAATTTAAATCGCAAAGGAAGTGATCTCGGTAAAGAGCTTGAATGCATAGGCACCGATGACACCGCCAACAAAAGGTGCCACAACGGGGATCCAAGAATATGACCAGTTGCTCTGGCCCTTGTTGTTGATTGGTAGAATAAAATGAGCAAGGCGGGGTGAGAAATCGCGAGCAGGGTTTGCAGCAATTGAAGTCACGCCACCCATACCAAGGACAAGCACAAAAACTAGCCATCCAATGGTGATGCCTTCGATAGAACGATACATCAAGAAGTCGTCCTTGTTAGTGATATGGGTGTGGCGAGAATACACACCAAGCGCACATGCGATAAGGACAGTAGTACAGAGAACCTCTACAAGGAAAGAATGGATAAAGTGGATCTTTACTGCGGGACCAGTCGCAAACACGGCCAACTTCCTCTTCTGGTCCTTGACAAAGACCGCATCATTGGCTACCTCAATGTCGTCGTCCGGGCGGAGCATGAAGTGGGGGAAGTACATACAATACATTGCCACGGCGCCAAGGAACATGCCAAGGAATTCGCCCGCCATTGAAACTCCCATTTCAACAGCATCAATCTTGTCAAGGACAAAAAGAGCAAGACACATTGCAGGGTTGAGATGTGCCGAGACAAACCCAAACATCACAATTGGAATAGCAAATGCCATACCAAACCCAAACGCGATGAACCCAAAACCGACGCCATGACCTTTGGTCTTGAGAAGATGGTCGTTGGCAACCACGCTCAAGCCAATAAGGATTGCGAGGAACGAGGAAATAGCCTCAGAGGCAAAAATATGGAGGAGGTTGTAAGTCATTTTTGTAAATTGTAGTAATTTGATACTTGGGATATCAAAGACTCTTTTTTTATAGATTTTGTCATTGCCGTGGTCAAACGACACGTGTATCATGTGATACATTACCAGGGTAAAACAACATATCGACGCCAAGTCTATAAAAGAGACACTCACACCTCAAACATCACTAAAAACAATCAACAATGTCCTCCATCGCAATGACCACCCCCATTGTTGCCAAGCCCAACGTTGCCGTGTTTTCTGCCGGCAAGTATGTCAAGAAGTTCCTGAAGCCAATTGAGAGCGTGTGTACTCCTCGTTATGTGGACGTACCCCTCACTGTGGAAACCGCGCCAATGGCGTCTGGTTGCAGGGCCGTGAATGTGTTTGTGAATGATGATCTGTCTGCCCCCGTTCTGGACATTCTTTGGGAAACTGGAGTTGACAGCATCACGATGCGCTGTGCCGGTTTTGATCGTCTGGACGTTGAGCACGCCAAGAGCCTCGGGTTCAAGGTGTACCGCGTCCCCGCATACTCTCCCCGCTCTGTCGCCGAGCTTGCGCTGACGCATATGATGGCGCTCTCTCGCAACTTCCAGCTTGTACTTCCCCGCGTAAAGACCGGAAACTACACCATGGAAGGCCTTGTGGGCCGCGAGATGACCGGAAAGGTCATTGGCGTGGTGGGCACTGGCAAGATCGCCCAGGAGTTTATCAAGCTCATCAAGCCAATGGCACGCAAGATCATCGCCTACGACGTGTACGAGTCTGAGGATGTCAAGAAGATGGGCGTGGAATACCACAAACTGTCGTATGTCCTGATGAACTCCGATGTGGTGTCTCTCCACTGTCCTCTCATGGATGCCACGGCAGAGATGATCAACCATATGACTCTGCGCACAATGAAGAAAAATGCAGTCATCATCAACACGGCGCGCGGCGGTCTCATCAACACCAATGACCTTATTGCTGCTCTGGAGAATGGAGTTATTGCTGGCGCGGCAATTGATGTTTACGACAACGAAGCTGGCCTGTTCTTCACCAACCGCTCTGACCTCTCGATGGAAGAGCGGATGGAGAACTGGGACAAGAACATGGCAAGGCTGGTCAACCTCCCCAATGTCATCGTGTCTCCCCACGTTGCCTTCCTGACCAACGAGGCCCTGAAGAACATCTGCGACACCACGACTGACAATCTTGTATGCGCTTTCAACAATCAGCATTCTGATACCAAACTATTCTGAATCAAAATGTAATACACTTAATTAAAAAGGCAAAGAGGGTCACAACTTATCAGTAGACTTTATCTCTACATCAACGTTCTTGGCAACATCATTGTAAAATTCCTTGGTTTCAATCGGGAATTTGTACATCCTGTGGTCACCGGTGGCACACATCTTTATAACTTGAGCACCAGATATAGGTTTCTCTTTCTTCTTACCGGTGTCAAAAGAAGGCGCCGTCATATCCTTTAACGCTCTCTGAATATTCTGGGGGGCGTATGGTATGTGGTAGTCATTGTCAAATAAATTTGCGCTCTCCTTCAGATACTCATTTCTGTATTTCTTCAAGTCTTTTGTGGTGTCTTTGCCGGTGACAGGATCCTTGTGGACAACGACATTCTTATCGGAATCGTATTTGATGAACTTTTGGTCGGCGCATATGCCACGAGTATACCTGAACAAAATGGCGGGTATCTGTTGAGGATCCGCCCCGCGTATTTCACTGATGAACTCCGGTTTCTTGAACACGTCATACACCGCCTCTACCGCTGACCTATCTGGCACCGCAAGTGTAATGTTAAGATTGATACTGCTATCATTAATAACAGAACCAACATTGCCGTTGTAAACGGTTTGCGGAACAACTTCCTTGCGGTCATAGTCTTCCTTGAGAACAAACTCCTTTATAGAATTTGACATTTCACAACCACATTCCACTTTCTTATGACGAGAAGCATTGCCAGGGTTACTTGTTTCATACCCACAACCACAGATGTAATATGGAATGTTGTAAACTTTCATTCTGACATATCATCATATATTTTATTAAGTTATTTTACAAGTAGTTGTCGTAGTTGTCGTCATCAAACACGGCACTATAGTTTTATAAGTAGTTGTCGTAGACTTATTTTTTTTTTTTTTTTTTGAAATTAGTTTTCTACTGAAATGTTTACATGGAATCAAATTCAATGAATTTGTTTGACTTGCAGAATGCCAGCAGTGTGTTCTCTGGAAACTTTGCAGAGAATCCGCGATGACTGATGATCATATTGATAGAAAATGTTTTTGTGTTTACATTTGGTATGATTTTAGCAAAAATGTTTAGAGTCAGTTAATATAATCCTCATCATCAGATGAGATCCAATTGTACTCGTCATTTCCAGCATTATATACCATGTGCCTATCATTGTACTCATTAATTTCATTTTCAATATGATCGAAATATGTCTTTACCGTTTCCAAAGCGTTGACACGAGTTTCATAGAACTCGTACTCGTCAGAGTCTTCGTCACATTTATTCATTTCCTCCATACAATGATCAATATATTCCTCCACTGCCTCGATACACTTGTAGTAATTTCCTTGCTCAAATGCTGTATCACTATACTCATCATTAACAACCCCACTGGTATCCATACCAAGTACCTGGAAACGAAGAATGTACCGTATTTCCATCTCGTCATAACCATTGAATTCTTCCTCGGTCCTCTGGAAGTAGTACTCGGGACCCCTTGTCTTCTTGGTTGTCTTCTTCTTGGTTGCCTTTACAGGCGTCCGCACAGGAGTGTAACTGGATGCCCGAGTTGGTGTCTCAACATCTGTTCTCCACTCAACCATCTCTGGTTCCTTCTTTGTCTCAAAGGGTTTGAGAGTCAAAGGCTTTGCCGACATAGTTGTTTTCTTCTTTTGTTCCGTCTTGTGAATGAGATCCTGAAGATGGTCCCTCGCCTCAGCAAGGGCGAGGATACGCGCGTACATATCATTCATGTAGTTTCCACAGTCGAAGCGGTCACTGGGAGACTTCAGCTTGGTCATCTTCATTTTAGAATCTTCATAAAACCCCTTTGCCTCTTCGCGATATGCGATGATCTTCTTCAGGGCAGTTTTCTTTTGGCAACCCTGAGAAAACCTCTCAATGTATTCGGCAGCACGGGTGGAAATCATATTTGTTTGTCCTTGCAGGTAGAACTGGTGGTTGTTTTTGTTTGGTGTTCTTTGCTTTGATTTCAATGTCTTTTATGTTCCTCTGATATCCAGGGTCGAACGATTTTTAATGTCATTTTAGATAACATGTCATTTGACCACGGTGTCATATCGACAAAAAGAGCATATGATACAAATTTTACAGTATACGATACTATCATCTATCATCAGACATGACATCGCTCACTGTGTTTCCCACCGACTGGAGGAGCGGTGATGAGGGCGAACAGTTTCGCATCAATTTGTTTGGAAAGACGCCCGACGGAAAGACAGCCTGCATTCGTATCCGGTTCACACCAGTGTTCTTGCTCGAGATGCCTGCGACATGGAGTCCTTCCAGGCAGAAGCTCTTCATCACGGAGACCGCCATCAAATATGGTGCCATAAAAGATATGTGCCTTCCCGTGAAGAAGAAGTCGATGTGGGGATTTGATGGTGGTGTGATGCGGAACATGGCGCAGTTTGCTTTTCCGACTCTTGAAAAGATGAGGAAGGCAAAGTACGGACTGAAGCGGGATTATCAGATTTACGAATCAAATGTCGACCCCATCGTCCGCCTCTTCCATATCAGGAAGATCAACCCAGCTGGCTGGGTCCAAATTAAGCAGTCTTATCCGGTCATGACTCGCATTTCGCGGTCGGACATTGAGGTAGACTGCAACTTTACAACTGTGTGCGGCAGTGAGCTAACAACTCCTCCACCGCTTGTGATTGCCAGTTGGGATATTGAGACATACTCGAAGGAGCGCAAGTTTCCTCTGTCTTCCAACCCAACCGACTACGTCACGCAGATCGCAACATCATTCCAGCGATATGGTGAGGAAGAACCGTATCGCAGGGTTGTTGTGTGTTTCAAGGACACTGGCAAGGTTGATGGTGTGGAAATCGTGAGTTGTTCCGAGGAGCAGGATATGATAAATGCTTGGATGACCATTGTGTCTGAGGAAAAGACAGATGTTCTCATTGGATACAACGTGTTCCAGTATGATTGGAAGTATGTGTCTGGCAGGGCGCAGATGCTGGTGGATGACGCTTCTGCAGATGATACAGTGTTTGTAGATACTCTTGGTCGTCTGCTTGAGGGTGGGGGTGCTGTTGTAGAGCGTGAGCTTGCCAGCAACGCATTCGGCCAGAACTTCTTTTACTATCTTGACACTCCCGGCGTCATTCAGCTGGATCTTCTCCAGTGGATGCGGAAGAACCGAAACTTGGAGAGTTATTCTCTGAACAATGTGTCCAAGCTGTATCTTGGTGATCAGAAGGATGACCTTCCTGCCATGAAGATCTTTGAGAAGTTCGAGGGCGGGCCCGACGATCGCGCAGTGATTGCCAAGTATGCTGCTCAGGATACTCTGCTTCCTCTGAAGCTTTTGTCCAAGCTTGCCATCTTTGAGGACATCACGGAGATGGCGAACGCGGTGAAGGTTCCAGTTGACTGGATTGGGTTCCGCGGGCAGCAGGTGCGCGCTTTCAGTTGTTTGTTTGGCAAGGCTCGTGAGATGAACTACGCAATTCCCGATGACAAGGCATGGGCTGCTGAAGGTAAGTTTGAGGGTGCTACTGTGTTGGAACCAAAGAAGGGAGCCTACTTCACGCCAATTGCAGCTTTAGATTTTGCGTCACTTTACCCGAGTATCATTCGTGCTCACAACATGTCTCCGGAGACTCTGGTGATGGATGCTCGTTACAAGAACTTGCCTGGTGTTGAATACTACGAGATTGGCACCGGTATTGGCACTTTTCGGTATTCTCAGCAAAGCCAGGGTGTTGTGCCAGCGCTTCTTGATGACCTGGCAAAGTTCAGGAAGAATGCCAAGAAGCTCATGGCGGCAGCGCACAAGGAGGGTGATGATTTCAAGGAGGCTCTGTATGATGCAAGTCAGCGTTCATACAAGGTTGTCATGAACTCGGTGTACGGTTTCCTTGGAGCAAGTAAGGGATTCTTGCCATGTGTTCCAATTGCGGCATCAGTCACGGCAACTGGTCGCAACATGATTGATGTGGCATCTCGTAGGGCAATTGAGCTTCTCCCTGGTTCGGAAGTCATATACGGCGATACTGATAGTATCATGGTAAAGATGAAGCTTCCGGAGGGGAAGAACCAAGAAGACATCAATGACCACTTTGAGGTTGCAAAGTGGTTGGCAGGTGAGATTACAAAGGAGTATCGGGCGCCCAACGATTTGGAGTTTGAGAAGATCTATTACCCTTACATTTTGTACTCAAAAAAGAGGTATGCAGCAATCAAGTATGAAGATCCTGAAGAAAAGGGTAAGGTTGATGTGAAGGGTCTTGCTCTTGTTCGGCGTGATTTCTCGCCTATTACACGAGAGATTCTCAAGGAATCTCTTGATACGATTTTGTTCGCAAAGGACACGCCAACGGCAGTAAAGGATACTCGCGAGAAGATCCGCAAGGTTCTTGATAACGAGTATCCTATGGAAAAGTTTGTGATGTCTAAGACTCTCAAGACCGGTTACAAGAATGAGATGCAACCGCATCTGATCGTTGCTAACAAGATCTTTGACCGCACAGGTTTTCCCGTCCCTTCTGGTGCTCGCGTTCCCTTTGTCTATGTTGAGGACAAGGACAACATTGATGCCAAGCAGTCGATGCGAGCAGAAGACCCCAAGTATGCGATGGATAATGGTCTCATTGTAGACAGGTTATTTTACATCAATCATCAACTACTCAAACCACTAACATCTCTGTTTGAGCCTCTTGTGGACCACCCAGAAAAGGAACTCTTTGGGCACGTGGATGTTGTAGGAAAGATTGAAGCTCTGACTACACGCCACAAGGCAGAACTCAAGGACACCAAACGTGTCAAGAAGAACAAGGCAAACAATCAAATTGAGATAACTTCATTTTTCAAACCCAAGACTCTGAAGCTTTGAATGTCAATAAAAATATCATTATAATGTAAATATGTCATCTTCTCCAGACGACGGAATTAGAAATGGGTATCAAAAGTTAGTCAATGTCCAGGGGTCTGGAGGACAGCAGCGTGTGGCAGTATACATACCAGACACAAGAAGGAAACGAAGTCCCGAGGCAGAAGCACGAGCTCTTGCACGGGCGGAGATAAAAGAGGCGTACAAGGCTGCAGCTCTCGAGGAGGAAATAAAGGCCATAAAGAAGCAGCGAAACAAACTTGTAGATAACCTCGCAAAGGTGGGCAAGACACCGTCTGTATTATCTGGCACACCAACGTCTTATGTGTCGCCTACTTCGGTATTGTCATCTGAGAAGGCAGATGCGCTCATTGGAACAACTCCTGTTGTTGGCCCAGAGACAAAGTCTGGAACAAAGGCATTCAACAATCGCATTGATTACACAGCACCTATTGGCCCAGAGACAAAGTCTGGATCAAAGGCATTCAACAATCGCATTAATTACACGGCACCTATTGGCCCAGAGACAAAGTCTGGAACAAAGGCATTCAACAACCGTATAGATTACTCTGCCCCAATCGGACCCACACAAGGACCTGGTCTTGGTATGTCTTTCAACCGGAACCGGGATTACAGCGCCCCCATCGGCCCGTTGCCAAGTCAGAGTATGGGAGGGTTTCAAGACAGACCATTCAATGACAGGATGAATTACTCTGCCCCAATAGGCCCTACTCAGGGCCCCGGAATGGGCATGTCTTTCAACAGGAATCGGGATTACAGCGCCCCCATCGGCCCGTTGCCAAGTCAGAGTATGGGAGGGTTTCAGAACAGACCATTCAATGACAGGATGAATTACTCTGCCCCAATAGGCCCTACTCAGGGCCCCGGAATGGGCATGTCTTTCAACAGGAATCGGGATTACAGCGCTCCGATTGGCCCTATGCCAAGTCAGAGTATGGGAGGGTTTCAGAACAGACCATTTAACAATAGGATGAACTACTCCTCCCCCGCCGGTCCTGCTACTCGTCCTGCTAGAATGTCTCAGCAACCAGAGGATTATAACAATGGCAACATCCAAGGACCCGTGACTCGTTCTGGCACCCGGCCATCTCGGATGTCTCAACAAAATGAGTATAACAACGGTAACATCCAGGGTCCTGCTACTCATTCTGGTACCCGACCATCTCGGATGTCTCAACAAAATGAGTATAACAACGGTAACAACCAGGGTCCTGCTACTCATTCTGGTACCCGACCATCTCGAATGTCTCAACAAATTGACAATTATGACAATGAAAATGTCGAGGGTCCTGTGACCCAATCTGGCACGCGTCCTTCTCGGATTGCCCAGGGCCCTGTCACAAGGTCTGGGACACTTCCGGAAGTTGGAAAGGGGCGGCTCTGGGAGCGTGCTCTTGGCCAGCCATACAAACCTGGGATGAACATAATTTTTGTTGTGAAAGCCCTCCGCGAAAAGAAGCAAAGAAGTCCTACCAAGGCGAAGAGTTTTGACGCAGCTATAGCAGATGCCAAATCAGACCCCAGACTGTCTATCACCGCTCTTAACCTAAAACCAGAACAGCTCCTACCTGGGAAAACTTTGCAAGAGGTAGAGGCTTTGTACAAGAGGAAGAAGGCAAAGGCAATCGCAGCAGGAAAGATGCAGTTTGTGACTGCGCTTGA